AGGATGCGCAAACTGCACTTCTAAAGAATAAACGATGGGCTAGTTCCAAAGCGGGTTCCATGACGGCTCAAGAAAAACTAGAGCAAGCAAAGACATACGTACGATGGTTGGATGGGTTATATGCGGTGGTAAATACATAGGCGAATCGTGTATTACTTAGCAGTCCATTTCCACCCCTCAGTTTCATTCAGCATCTGGATACGGTCTTGAGGCATGTTTACTATATTATTCTTCATATACACTATGAGTTCAAATACTGTAAACTTCTGTCAAGATAAAGTATATTTGATAATTATTGGAGACAAATTTTGTAATTGATATAGATTATAGAAACCGTTTTGCTTTTAGGCAAAACGGTTTTAGAGGAGGATAAAAATGAAGGTCAACGAGCATCGGACAAAAATTACATAGTTAACCTATTTTATCCAATCCATTTCGAATGAATGAGATAAAATAGTTCACGATCTCCTGAACCGGATTTGAACCAGTGACCGGAGGAGCTACAATCCTCCGCTCTACCAACTGAGCTATCAGAAGATCTACCTAGGTGAAAGGATCTTTTTTCCAAATTTGAACGCACCTTTCCTATCCTAAAGACCTGTTACCCATGTAATTTAATTCGTAATTATGTCCTTTGCATTTGATCTTGAATCGCTACGAAAAGAACACAACTGTGTTCACTATATTGAAACGAATCCATCCGATCCACGAGGAGATAATTATACGAAGCATGCATTGCGATCTAATTTCGAAAGGGTGTATTCGATTACAGATAAAGTGGATATGCTTCAATATGCTATGACAGAGTATCATGAAGAAATTTCAAAGGGTAGATATCATATAATTCAAGATTCCTCATGTCATATGAACAAACACCTCGATCACCCCGCGTTTAAGGGTAAATCGATTATCTTCCTCAATCTTCCAAATGAAGTTACGAATAAATGGTGCTGTACAGAACATATCAATGCAAAAGAAAATCAACACCCCTTATTAAAGGAATTGGATGCGATTCAATCACTTGAACGAAATGATCATGTAATTCTTATTCCAAATTGTCATATCCTTAAAAATCCATATCCATGGGGAAATCCTTCAACAAGTGAAGCGAAATTTCTAGATAAAATCATTAGCCGTATTCGAATTATTAATCCATCCTACCAATTTTCCAATTTAGAAGATGCCTTACCAAATAATATGTTATGTGCCTATATCCCTCTTCCATTTGTCATTCAACCAGATTATGCTCATTTAACGCCTGAAAATCAGAAGTATCTTCCATCCGATTATGAAGGAGAGGTCTATCGTATTTCTACCAACTGGTTTCGTGCCATTCCACTTCCCACTACTCCTATGAAAATTATGGAGATTGGCGCCTATCATGGTGGAAATGTATGTAGTCTAACAAAAACATATGCATCCCATCCAGATTCCACGATCCATTGTGTGGATCCTTGGTATGATTATAAAGAGTATTCGGAATACAAAAAAATTCAACATACCAATTATAAATATTTCATTCTGAATATTTCAAAACTGAGTGCGGAAGATCTACATAAAATCCACATTCATCGGGGTTTATCGGAACATGTGATTCCAACGTTTGAGGATGATTCATTCGATATCATTTACATCGATGGAAACCATGATAAGCGTTATGCTCTTCATGATGCGATCATGTCAATTAAGAAAATAAAACACAATGGTTATATTGTTTTCGATGACATGCAATGCGAAGATGTACATCAAGCGGTTCAGTTTTTTATTCATCTCTATCGCCCTCATATCGCAGAAATCAAAGACCTTGAAGGACAAGTGTCCATTCAAATCAAAAAAGAGATATAAATCCAACTGTGTTAGTCATGAAAGAAATGTCGTGCACAGTTGTTACCGCATTTTATGCGATTCGCTCTAAATTTCCAAAAGAACAGTATCTAACATGGGGTAATCAATTTATGACGCTGGAAAGCCCAATTATTATTTTTACAGAAGAACATCTGGTGGATACACTTCTCCAAATGAGAGGTCCTAAACCCATTCATATCATTGTATTGCCCTTTCATGAATTGGAAACATGGAAAGGAAATATGCCGGATCAATGGGCTCATCAACATACATTAAATCCAGAAGGACACCTTTTTAGCGAAACAGCATCTCATCGATCCCAACAAACCCCTGAACTCTATGCATTATGGGCACATAAACCCTACTTTGTAGAGCGTGCCATTCATATCAACCCCTTTCAAACCGATTACTTTTTCTGGTGTGATTTTGGTGCGTTTCGTGAAAATATTCCCAACGAAGTTCGTGAGAGGTTTCCAGAGGTCCGTTTATTGCATCGTAATAAGGTATTGTTTCAGGCGATGACATCTGTCTCCTTAGAGGAGAGGGAACGGGGAAAAGATGGAATTATTGGACCTCATTTAAATTCTCAATGGAATCATGTTCGCCTTATTGGCGGACTATGGGGAGGAGGGAAAGAGGCGTGTTTGGCATGGAAAGCCGCATTTCATGACATACTTCATCAATATTTAGAAAAGGGTCGTTATGCAGGTAATGATCAGATTGTCATGTTGTCCACCTTATTAGAATATCCAGAATTGGGTATTGCTGTAAAGCCGACAAGAGCCGATATCAATCAATGGTTCTTTTTGGAATATTTATTATCGTCAATGGCGGAATATAAGGTGGATTTATCCTATCTGTGATTAGCGACCACGCCATACTTTCAAAATGGCAGTATTGTATCCCGCTTGCTCTACTTCATATGTGGCCGTTTTTACAGTGGTATCTTGTGATTCAAAACATTTAGGATAGTTCAAAATATCTCCAAAGGCGGAGCATTTATCTGTTGTGACAAGATTCTCATGAAAAACGACGAGGCCGAATAGACGTTCCATCATCTGTCGATCTTTTCGGTTACGAATCATAAGAACCGTTGTAGAAAATAGTTTGTATTTTTCCTCCAGAAGGTTTACAACAGAAAGATCAATGACACATGCCACACCAAAACAGGCTTTCCATTGAGACCTTGACTCGGGTGACAGATGGGGAAGAAGTGGCTCATGATGCTTAAGAGAGGTAATCAGTTGTTGAATTCTTGGAACATATTCCTTGTTGGTTGGATTAAAATGCCAATGAAATTGAAGGTTTGTATCCACCTCGTCTTGTAAAAAGCATCGATGGAGAAACATGGTATCGTGTAAAAAGATCATACGATCTGCCCACCGATGCATCAAAAAGTAAAAGTAGGGTAGGCATTCGCCCGCACCGGGATAATCGCTGTATAGGATGTCTGTTTCATATAATTTACCATTGACTGTATTCATGGATGAATTGTCGTCAATGATAATAATTTTATTGGTATAGAACTTACGAATGGAATTATAAGAGGTAATCCACAGATCATTATCGGCTGGATTTCGAATATTCCTTAGAATAACAAATACATAGGTTTTACCATCTATCATAAGTTCGGTAGCCTTTGGATTGGGTGGCTGAATTTGGATGTATTGAGAGGTAAGAGAGGTAAGAAGAGAGGATAAGGCTTTTGTCGTTTTATCTTTTGAGGAGGAGGAGGATCCAGGAAGGTTAGGAAAGAGAGAGGCATACGTGGAATGGGAGGAAGGAGAAGAAGCAGGATAATACACAGGATTATAAGATTCCGAGTCTCCCATAAAAAAAGGGGATCCAGACATGGATTCCTCTTCTCTGTATTGATACGTCTCTGAAGTAACGACTTCTGTTCGTTCTGCACGTGGAATAGGAGCAGGAGGGCGCAATTCTTCGGGAATTTGGGTAAGATCTCTCCGACGCGGAATATGACGATTCATCCATGATGACATGATTGCAATGGATTCTATCCATGACCGTATCTTTTCTCTGCTGTATTCTGGACTCAGATCATGCCACTTAAACTTATAAAAATAAAACGTGTAGAAGATTAAAATGGGGGGTATACTTACACAATGTTCAAAATGGTTTGATACGGATAAATGTATGGCAAATTCGTGGACGGATCAAAATTATTCCTCACTTGAGCGAAAACTCCAATCCATGGAGCAGCGCATGGGTCAAATGGAGCAGCGTATTAATACAACCGATGAAGCCAATCAACGGTTGTATAATAAATGGAAGGGGGTAGATGAACGACTACAACAATATGAAACTCAACAGGGGGCGCATCATCATATCGTTATGACAAGATTACGTTCTGTAGAGCAACGAATGGAAACGATCTCTCTAGATCATTGCGAGCGACTGGATGATGACATTGTTATTGTTGAAGAGCGATAGGGAATAAATAATATCGAAGAGAAATAGAGTCTACATGACAATTCGATATTATTTATTTGCAGTGGCCTTATTAACCGCAATTCTGTATCTTAGCAAAGAAATGCGAGATAAAGGCGTATTGAGTCAGTTGCCTCGTGCGGTCACCGAACTTATTCCAACGAGTTTGAAAGGGTCTTCTCCGCGTCATCTAGAATATGATCCGCAACTGGATACGAAAGAAACACAACGGGCAGTGAAAGAGAAAGATGCACTTCAAGAGTGGATTCACTCCCAATTGACCCAAAAGGGTCTAAAAGAGATGACAGAAGCAGGACATTATCAATCCGAGCACTCCAATGCCTTGTAATGTAATTGTATTTCTTCGTATTCCTGTTTATATTCTTCTGAGTCCCATACGATATGGGGTGGCCCAGAAGGATATGCGTCATATGGAATTCCATTAGTAGTCGGTTTTTCAAGAGAGAGAAGAAGTGCCAGAGAGTGTAGTCTTCGTTGGATGGGAGAACGAATCGAACCACATCTTGTCCGACCCAATTGTTTCCATCTCCATTCGATCTGAAGTGCAGAACGCCACTCGGGAATTCCTGTAATATAACACACCCTTTTCCACTCCCATCCTTGTGCCACTCTTATTCCTGTTGCACGAGCACCACCCGATTTTTTTCCATTATGTTGTTCTAAACGACGATCTGGGTCTGTAGTTGCACCTACATAGGTGTGGCCTCCATCTGTAGCGAGCAAATAACAGTAAAAAGACATGATCCAATGAACAGTCTATATCCTATCATGTTCTCTACTACATCTTTAACTTGTGGTTTTCTATTTGATTTGGATGGCACACTCGTTCAAACGGATCCTCTCCACCAATCCCTTTGGAAAATCATTTTAGCCTCATATGGACATGATCTTACAGAAGATCTG